AGTCACTACATCACAGAATATTGACCAAATAACGGGTAAAACTGGTGGTGACGTTTACAATATAAATGGTGGAACATTGACTATTGACCAACACTCTCGTTTTGGGTTAAATGCCTCTAATGCTTCAGCTACAGCTGCTACTTCATTAGGTACTATTACTATATCACCTACTCTTGGTGGAACGCTAAATATTGATGGAAGAAATGTACGGATGATTCCATTCAATGGTGGTACTGGTACTGTCCCTGCTCCTGGAACAATAATCTCACAAGGTGGAGCAAGCGGTAAGTTGATGTGCGTGTATGGTGCTACTCCATCGGTAACTGCTCCACTCGCAACAGGTGCAGCTATGGTTGCATCAAGTTGGCTATTGATAAAACAATGGAATGGTGTAGAGTTTAGTGCTGGTGCTTTAACTGGAATTAGTGCAGATGCAACTCAAAATAGTGTTGTAGGATGGATAGAAATATTTGGTGATGAAGCATCAACAATCAATGCTAACCGTTTGGGTACAGTAAACATAACGGGTGAATGGTATAGACTTGGAGCTACAACAGGTGTGGCTAATCAGACAATGCAAGTACCTAACAATGGTACACTAAAGCATATCGCAGGTGTATGGATTGAGAAGAACGCTGGAGCTAAAGACTATGAGTTTTACCCTAATGCTGGTACTGCTACAACCGTAGGGACAGACTCATATCGAGGAAAGGTAGTATGGATTAGCAACTCTGGTTTAGTGCGTATCGGACATAATGGGACTGCTAATATGGGATACACTCCTCCAGCAGGGCTAGAGATAGTAGTTCCAAATGTAATGCTATGTAGCTGTACCGCTGCTGCTAGAAATGCTGTAGTAATTCCAAATGCTACGGTAGCTTCACGATATGACTTCACTACATCTGGTGGAGGTGTTGTTAATATTGATAAGGCTAACCTAGAGTGGTATGGTTCATTCTCACAAGCCTACTCATTATCGCTCAACAATGTTCAAGCTATTGATGCGATTCTGGTATCAGAGTTAGCAACAGAAGCAAACTGGACTAACATAGGTGTAGGGCAAAAGCCTACTACCGCACTTTTGACAAACCCACTGACAATGACTCTATGCTTTGCTGGTGGTACAATCACTAACTATACTGGTGCTAGGGTTTCACACGCAGCAACAGGAGCGTATACTGATACGATGACCGATTTAGATGGGTTTGATTTTGTGAACCACAAACCTATGGCACTTACTATTAGAGGTAACGCAACAACTGGTTCTCTGAGTGCCACAAGGGTAAATAACTGTAACTTCATAAGTCCACAGATAGTACAAGGTCGTATGTTGTTTACTACGTGCGAAAACGTCAATATAACTGATGCTAAGTATTGTGATGTTGTCAGTGGTACAACTCTTACTACGTATGCCTCGTCTTTTGTTGATATGGCTTCAAACTGTAATAACATAGTAATAAGCGGATTGACATTTCCAGTTACAAATACTCATCCGTATGCAAATTTAGTCGGTGTTCAAGCTGCTGGGTGTAAAAATATCAAAATAAGAAATATTGGTACAAGAGCAGCACCATTAAGTTTAGGTAGTGCTAATGCTTGTGGATTTGTTGTTACACTAGCTGGAGGTGCAGCAGCAAATAGTGTAAAAATACAGAGGGTATATGTTAGCAATACCAGAACTGGATTTACAAGTGCCGATAACTCATCTATCAATATATTGGTAGAGAATTGTGCTGGTGACTATGCAGACACATACACTGGTCTGTTAACGTATGGAACTCTCAACGCAACGCATAGAGCTATTGGATTAACATTTATCACTGGTGCTGGTTCAGCAATTTATGGTTCACACTTTATAGACTGCTTCGCATCTGCTACATCAGGGATACTATTCATTCTGATGAATGAGCCAAGTTCAGCAACAGCAAGCCAAGCAATAGTTGCAAATGGTGCTGCATTTACATCTACTGGGAATCTATATATGCCAACAATAGGGCATAGTGTTACGTTTGAGGTGCCATATTATGCTTTAGGGCATACTGGATTCTCAAATACTGCACTGGTTATGATTGGTGGTACGGCTACGAACTACGACTATAACTTTGCAATTGATAAGAATGACGGTACTGGATGGTCTACTATGACTACTGCTAACTACACACCAACGACTCTAGGAACTGCACTCAATGCAATAGGTGCTTTGGATGCAAGCAAAGGGTTTAAGATACGATTGAAGATAACTACTATCACAACCAATACCACTTCTATGTCTGGGGTATATCTTACGACAACATCAACTGCAACTGCTCAGGATTATCAATATCCGCTAGATACTATCGTAGCTACAATGACTGGTATGGTGACAGGTAGTGACATAGTAATTCTACCTCATGGCACAGAGACTGTTAGAGCCACAGCTGAAGACATCTCTGGGACAACATATGCTTATACGTATGAAACTCCTGAGAGTGTGGATATACGTGTATACAAAGAAGGATACTTCCCATTCAGTATAGAAAACTATATGTTGGGTTCAACAAACGCATCAGTACTAATAACTCAAGTACCTGATGTTTCATATCTAGCTTAAGGAGATAGCATGGCAATGATAACTGATCCAGATAATCTGGTCGTAGGTACAAACCTAACATTCAATACAGGAGCAAGAACATTTGACTTTGTTGTAGCAGGTGGACTGGTAGCAAAGGATGGTGTAGATACTAATGCACTATGGAGTAAGCTTGTAGATCTATGGTCTACTGCAACATACAAGCCATTTCCATTCCCTATGAACAAGATTGATAATCGTTCAGGACAGTATGTGTTTGGTAGAGATCCAGGTGGTAACTACAATGGATGGAAACCAGGAAGTGATGCAACTCGTCAGATGCTACGTAATGGTGGATGGTCAGAGTACAGTAATGCTGGTGTACTGAATAGGCAGTACTTCGGTGCAGTTCTCCAAGGTGGAGTATCTAGCGGTGCACAGATGTACTTCCAGAAAACAAGTGGCGGACCAGCTATCAACTATACGTTTACAGACTTGCCTAATGAAGCGGTACAAGTGTTTGGAGATGCAAGTAATGGCAGCTTTGATAATCGTACATACTTCAAGTCATTTGTTAGGGAATATGGGTATACCTATGATGATGCTTCTCTAACAGATATTTCTGAGACAGCTACTGGAGCATACAAGCTTCCATTTGGTATTAACTCTAGTGCAGACTCTGATATTCAAGCTACCGATGGTGATGTGGCTACACTAGCTCCGTATACTGGTATCACAATCAAGTATGATACTGCTGTTACAAACGTAAGTATTGGGGCTGGTAGTTATCCATTCAAGAAGCATATCACTCCTAACGGTGCAACCATCAAGCAGATCTATACAAAGATGCAGTATCAACTACGTCAGAATAGTAATATCAATACTGGGGGTACAGGTGGTGTAGTGACTGGTAAGACTGCTGACCTAATCTGCTGGTTCGTAGGACCAACACTATATAGTAGAGCATTCTTTATACCAAGTCCTGCTGACCTCAATAGTGTAATCTTCATTGATGATAATGGAGTAGAGAGACAATTCCCATATGCATCAGCTGGGACACTGAACTTCAATGCTCCACTGACTGCAGGTGGTACAGGTGACTATACATTATATTACTCAACTACTCCAGGAGGTAATGACTATGGTGAAAGTACAGCAGTAGTAGTGAACGATAAAGATGGAGTACCCATCACAGGAACAATCACTGGTGCAAGTATTGCATTTACCTTTGACTATTCTAATAATACTCAAGGTGGATATGCAGGGGGTACAAATAGGAATGTGGTATTAGCATGGGGTAATCCAGGTTCAGCAAAACCAGGTATCAGTACTGGTACAATTACACAATCTAAAGGTATCAGTATTTCAGCAGTAGCAGAAAGTGATCCATCATACATTCAGTAAACTTTAAGGTTAAGTAGTGCATAATATTGGAAAAAGAGGTAACATGATAGAAAAAATAAAATCATTAGCTACTGATTCCAAGTACACTACTTGGTACTGTAGTATTATAAATAATGCTATGGCACGCACAGATGATATTGAAGGAGAGCGGCATCACGTGGTTCCACGAAGCATCTGGCCTGATGGCATTTTGCTTAAGGAAAACATAGTAAAGCTTACATATAAGGAGCATTATGTTTGCCATAAACTACTAGCAAGAATGCTGATAGATCCTGCACATACACGTAAGATGCGCTTTGCTCTATGGAGGCTAACACATAAGCGTGTCAATGATCAGATGTGTAATTCTAGAGATTATGAATCTGCCAAAGTGCTTCACAAGCAAGCACTTGAAGAGCTATGGGCGCAGGATGGGTTTAGAGAAGATATGCTAAAAAGTCGTAAATGGTTTTACGAAAGTGAGGATCAAAAATCTGCTAATAGCAGACGAGCTAAAGAACGACTACAAAACCCAGAGTTTCGTGAAAAGTTTTTTAAAGCTGCCAATGAAGCAAATAAAATAATCAGAGATTCTGATCCTATAAAATGGGCACAACAATCTATGAGATCTGCAGAAGGAAAAGCTAATGCTAAAAAAACACAGCAAACTGATAGCCATCGCAAAGCTTGTAGCGAACGAGAATTAAATAAATCCCCCGAGCAAAGATTAGCGCTGGCCAAGCAAGGCCAACAAGCTCTAGTCGACAAGCTCGGTGGAGAAGAGGCGTATCGTGAGTACTTGAGCAATAGGATTAAAGGACGTCGCAAGTACATTAATCCTAGCGATGGGTCAATACGCATACTTCGTGAAGCCGTTGATGGGTATGTGTTGATGGCTGACTATAAGCTAACTGTAAGGAACCATTATGTTTATATTTGACGGAGATGCAAAACGTATCTATATAGAGCCTACTGCAGTAAGTGGGGGAACAGTCATATTTACCCCACAAGAACTATGGAGTAGATACGTAGACTGGAGATCCCAAGGGGATAACTCTAAGTATCTCCCAGCTATGCGTACTGTTGATGCTATCATCAGTGGTGGGCAACTACTAGGACCATATCTATTCATACGTAATGATCTAGGATGGAGGGGTGTTCCTCCTGTGGCTGATGGTATCAAGATAATCATCAATGGTTCACTATATGGTGAGTCACAGATACTACCAGTGATGGAGAACATACCAAATCAAGAGACAGATCTAATTATCAATATGTCAGCATTGACGAATACTGTTAATACTGGTGGTGGTAGTTCCTTCACACTAGAGCAGATTGCAGATGCTGTACGCAATAAAATGGTAGGGGATATATATGCAGCTAAGTTCATCTAAAGGTATCCTGTATGATTTCACTTCTGCAATAGCAGGTACTGGTGGAGGTATAGACAATGCCACTGCTAACATCATAGAAGCCAATACAGGTACTAGTATTCATGACTATGTAGGTCATACTGAAATGGAAGAACTGAATGGATTACCATACATAGTAAGAAAGTGGGAAGATACAACTAAGTCAAATCTATTGTATACTATCACTATGACATTCATAGATGGACTACTGAGCACTGTGGTAGCACAGAATCATGTGAGTACCCTAACAAAGACAACAACTATAGTATGGGTGAATGGTAAATTCTTCTCATCTAGTTCAGTAATAGCATAGGAGCATATATGGTATCAACAGAAATAGTACTGGATAGATTTGCAGATTGGCTACCACTGACATGCACAGGAACAGTAGTGTATATAGCTGAAGTAGTATCAGGGAACATACTAGTGAAGTTCGGTAGTGGTAGTACTGCTAAAGGCTTCACAATGGTTCCAGGTGACACACTGAAAGCAGCAGAGACTGTATATGTTAAAGTAGTAAAAGATGCTGACTCATATCCTACAATACATGTAATCAAAGACTAAGGAGAACATATGGCTAAATCCTGTAAGACACCTAAACCTAAGAAGTGAGAATACTGTGCACCTCTAAGGGTGTATATCTATACTTATACTATGGTATACTTTCAATAATATAAACTAAGGACTATACATGGCTGATGATATTGTAGAAGATGATGAAAAGAAGAGTAATCTAGTTAGCTGGAAGAATGCTCCTACTGTAGCTGACTTAGAAGCTGATCTAACTTCTGCAGAGTCAAGTCATGCTGAGCATGTAGCTAAAGTAGAAGAGTGGCTAAAGAATCTAGCAGCAGAACTGAAGATCACCATACCTAAGGGTAGAAGTAAGGTACAACCTAAGCTGATCAGAACACAAGCTGAATGGAGATATGCTGCACTAGAAGAACCATTCCTATCAGCTAAAGATATCTTTGAAGTAAGTCCTAGAACATGGGAAGATACTGAAGGTGCTGATGATAATGAGATCACACTGAACTATCAGTGGAATACTAAGATGGATAAAGTGGCATTCATCAATGAGTACGTAAGAAGTGCTGTAGACGAAGGTACTACTATCGTACAGGTAGGATGGGAATTCCAAGAAGAAGAACGTATGGTAGAAGTGGATGTAGAAGCTACTCCAGAACAACTACAGATGTATCTGATTACACAAGTACAGCAAGGTATGATGACAGAGGAAGAAGCTCAAGCAAGAATGCAGAGTGGAGAACCTATGGTGATAGGTACTAAGAAAGAGAAACGTATGGTTACTGTAAAGAACCATCCTAAGTACAGAATCTGTGAATATGATAAGGTAGTAATAGATCCAACATGTGAAGGTGATCTAGATAAAGCTCAATTCATCATCATGCCATTCGAGACAAGCATGAGTGATCTCAAGAGAGATGGAACATATAAGAACCTAGACAAGATCTTCGGTAAAGATGGTAAGGTAATCAGTGTAAGCTCAAGTGATGAAGAGTTCATCAGTTCACAGAAGAAGAATGTGAGTGGATTTGAATTCAAGGATAAAGCACGTAGAAAGCTGACAGCATACGAATACTATGGTTATTGGGATATCAATGATACAGGTATCACTACTCCTATCAAGGCAGTATGGGTAGGATCTACTATGATCAAGCTAGAAGAACTACCATATCCTGATAAGAAGTTACCATTCGTAGGTGTACAGTACCTACCAGTACGTAAGAGTGTATATGGTGAACCAGATGGTAGTCTACTGAATGACAAACAAGATATCATGGGTGCAGTAGCACGAGGTATGATAGATGTAATGGGTAGAAGTGCTAATGGTCAGGTAGGTATGCAGAAAGGATTCCTAGATGTAACCAACCAGAAGAAGTTCGATAAAGGTGAACACTTCTTCTACAACCAAGGATTTGATCCTAGAACCTCAATCCATATGCAGACATTCCCAGAGATTCCACAGAGTGCAATGCAGATGATACAACTACAGAATGCAGAAGCAGAGTCACTGACAGGTGTCAAGAGCTTCAGTCAAGGTATCAGTGGTGCAAGTCTAGGGAATACTGCTGCAGGTGCTAGAGGTGCTCTAGACAGTGCAAGTAAGAGAGAGCTAGGAATCCTACGAAGACTATCAAAGGGTATAGAACAGATAGGTAGAAAGACCATAGCAATGAATGCAGTATGGCTAGAAGATGAAGAAGTAATCCGTATCACAAACAAAGAGTTCAGAACTGTAAAGAGAGATGACCTCAATGGAGACTTCGATCTACGACTATCTATTAGTACTGCAGAGAGTGACAATCAGAAAGCAGAAGAGCTAAGCTTCATGCTACAGACTAATGCTGCTAGTATGGACCCAGAGCTGGCACGTATCATACAAGCTGAGATAGCTACTCTACGTAAAATGCCAGAACTAGCACAGAAGATCAGAGAGTTCCAACCTCAACCAGATCCAATGCAACAGCAAATGCAGCAACTACAACTACAACTACTACAAGCACAAGTAGAAAATGAGAGAGCTAAAGCTGGAGAGAATCAGGTAGACATCCAACTCAAACAGGCTAAGACTGAAGCAGAGTATGCTAAAGCTGGAAAGGTATCAAGTGAAAAGGATAACCTAGACCAGAAGTTCCTAATGGAAGATGCAGGAATACCTCAGCAAAGAGAGATGGAAAAGAAAGAACATGATAGACTAGCAATGATGGATGCTAAGGCATTCGATGCTATGAATATGCCAAAGAAAGAAGCAGGTAAGAAGTAATGCAAGGTCTATCTGATAGAATGGCAATGGCTCTAGGTCTGGTAGGACCAGACTATGACTATGGTGCAGGTGGAGCATACAATAAACGTACTGGGCACTATGGTGATGCAGGAAAGCTTCCTAATCATCCTACATTCAGCAATCAAAGTAACTATGCTGGAGGTCCTGGTCTAGCAGGTGGGGTATGGGATACTATCACAACAAGAGATGGTAAGATTGTAGAGAGATACTCTCCCAGCACTGATATGGTAAATGCAGGTACTACTGTAGGATTAGCCCAATACATGAAAGATGTAGAACCAGGTGTCATACTGGGAAATCCTGTACAACCTAAACAAACTAAAGGAAATAAGAAATGAGTAACTACCTAATGGATATGAATACTACAAGAGAGAACGTAGACAACAGAGCTATAGTGATCAAGGACTGGAACTATGGTCCTGTAAAGCTACAAGGTGATAACCTACAGTACTGGGACAAACTAGCAGGTATCTGGAAAGTAACACCACAAGTAGCAAAGAGACATCTATGTGCTAACTGTGAGTACTTCGATAATACTCCTGATATGATGAAGCAGATGATGAATATTCTACCTGACTCATATGATAAGGATGGAGGTATCAGAGGATACTGCCATAAGTTCGACTTCATAGCACAAGCAGTACGTAGCTGTCAAGCATGGGGAGAGAAAGACTACTATACTGATGAAGCAAAGATGAAACCTGCTAAGATGAATGGTCTAGGTGATGATGACTTCATGACTAAGATGAATAAGTAAGGAGTTATCATGCCTGAAATGAATATAGGAAAACATACTAGTAATGATAATGGAATACTGGATGTAGGATATTTCAACGCTAACCAAGAACTACTGAGAGAAAGTCTACTGACTGATCCAAGTGGGGGGATGTATGTTGTAGATAAACTAAGTAATGCTGTACATGAAGGAAGAGCATTTGCTATTAATTCCAAAGGCACTATCACTGCAGGAAGTACTCTGCGGATGCATGGTAGAACAGGTGATAAAGAAGTACACTTCGATCACTTCCACGTAGCAACAAGTAAAGGATTCATAAGTCTAGCTCTATATGAAGCTCCAACAGTGACAGTACTAGGAAGTGTAGTACCAGCACTCAATAGAAAGAGAAACTCTCTCATAGTACCTACAATGATTGTATATGGTGGATCTACTATAACAGTGAATGGCACATTACTGGAGGAACATACTATCTATGATACAGGTGGTACTGGTAGTCATCTGACACAAGGTAGTGGTGGTATAGATGCTGACTGGATACTGAAACCTAACACTGACTACCAGTTCATGATCACAAATACTGACAGTACAAGTGTGAACTATACTGCTCGCTTCATATGGGCAGAGAGAGATCCTATTTGACATTAAGCTAAGAATACGTTAAGATTTCAATACGACCTACAAGTGAAGTCGATAAAAGCTCTAAATCAGGTAATCTCGTAAGAGGACACAAAGGACATGTATGACAACAGAGGAACTCGAACTAATCGAAGACTCAAACAAAGAAGCTAAGGAAGCTATAGCTTTAGGTGAAGCATTCAAAAGACTGCTTGAGAATGAAGACTACCAGAAGGTAATCTCTAATGGTTATATCAAGGACTATGCTAAAGAGTTAGGAATGGCTATTGCTATGAATACTGGAGCGTATGATACTGATAAGATGATTGAAGACCTGAAGGGTATCAATGCATTCGTAGGCTATGGTTTCAAGGTTGCTAATGCACACATGGCTGCAGAACAAGATCTGATAGAGAATGCTCGTTATGTTGCAGAAACTACAGAAGTAGAGGAGTAACAGATGAGTGTAAATCTAGATAATATGTCTGATGAAGACTTTGAAACACATATGAATAACCTTCCTAGAGAGGAAGAAGAGGAAGCAGTCATTGAGGACACTGAGCCTACTGATACTGTAGAAGATGAGACTACTACTGATGACGATCAGAGTGAAGAGGAAGAATCTACAGAAGAAGAGGAAACAGAATCTCAAACTACTGATAGTGATGAAGAAGAGAACGATAGTACAGAAGACACAGAAGAGGATACTCAGGAAACCACGGAAATCGACTACAAAGCATTCTATGAGCAAGTAACAGCTGACTATAAAGCAAACAATAGAGTTATGCCTGGATTGAAAGATCCTGAAGACTTTAGAAAAGCATTAGCTATGGCAAGTAACTATGCACTGAAGACTACTGCTATCAAACCTCATCTAGGTCGAATCAAGATGCTGAAAGATGTATCTGATGAAGAACTAAATGAGATGATGGACTTCAAGAATCGTAATCCTGAAGTTATCAAGAAAGCATTGAAAGATGCTGGTATTGATCCACTGGATATTGATGTTGATGAGAAGGTAAGCTATCAGGCTAATGACTACAGAGTAAGCACTGCTGAAATAGAGTTTGAAGAGATCATTGATACTATCAAGGATACTCCTGAGTTTGCTAGGACAAGTGAAGTAGTGACTTCTGTATGGGACGAAGCTTCTAAGAAAGCTATGCTGGATAATCCACATCTGATCAAAGCATTGAATGAAGAGATGCAGATGGGACGATATGATACCATCCAAGGTATGATTGATCAGCGTAAGCTATTAGGGAAGACTGGTGGAATGACTGATCTACAAATGTATCAAGAGATTGCTACAGAGATGCAGAGAAGTCAAGTACAACAGTCTGCTAAAAAAGTAGAAGTAGTAGCACCTGTACAGAAAGTTGAAGACCCTGCTGTAAAAGAACAAAAGAAACAAGCAGGGATAAGTACTAAGAAGACATCTAGTGCTGTGAAGAAGTATGACCCAACTAAGTTGAGTGATGAAGAATTCATGGAACTAGTAGCTTCTGGTGCTAAGTTTATCTAGGAGATAACATGTTATATGGTAATGGCACAAATAGCTCTGTAGGAGCACAGTTTAATACATATGAGTACAAGCGTAAAGCTCTCATCGAGACAGCAAAAGCTGAGTACTTTTCACAATTAGGTGACTCTGAGAGTCTTACAAAGAACTACGGACAAAAGATCAAGAAGTATCACTACCTTCCATTATTGGATGATCGTAATATCAATGACCAAGGTTTAGATGCAACTGGTGTATCTACTGCGAATGAGGTGACTATCACTATCACTACTGCAGATGGTGAAGATATCTTAGCTGTTGGTAATGGTTCTAATGCTGCAACTGCGTTGACTGCTGCACAAGCACGAGCAATGGTAATCTTCAAGCAAGAGCTTGGTATTGATATTGCAAATGCATTGTATGATACGTATGCTGAAGCTGTAGCTGCTTATGTTAATGGTGCTTCATCTACTGTAGCTAATCGTGGTTCATTGGTTGTAGGTGCTGCAGTTAATGCATCTGGTAACTTATATGGTTCAAGCAAGAATCCTGGATATATCTCTGGTAAATTGCCTACGTTGTCTGAGTCTGGTGGGCGTGTTAACCGTGTTGGTTTCAAGCGTTTAGAGCTAGAAGGTTCTATTGCTAACTATGGTTTCTTCTATGAGTGGTCTAAAGACTCTATGGACTTCGATACTGATGAAGAGTTGTATACTCATATCAATCGTGAATCTGTACGTGGTGCTCGTGAGTTGTCAGAAGACATCATCCAAATGGACTTGCTAGCTGGTGCTGGTGTTATTCGTTATACTGGTGATGCAACATCATTAGCAACAACTGGTTACAATGCTACTGCTTTGTTGAACTCTGTAGTAACTTATGATGACCTTGTTAAGCTTGGTGTAACTCTTGATGATAACCGTTGTTCTAAGGACACAACTGCTATTACAGGCTCTAAAGATACTGATGTATTGAATATCCCTGCAGCACGTTATATGTTCATTGGTTCTGAGTTGATTCCTACAATCATGCGTATGACTGATTATCACTCTGTGAAAGCATTTATCCCTATTGAGAAGTATGCTCAAATGAGTGCAAGTGGTAAGTACACTAATGCATTGCATGGTGAGATTGGTGCAGTAGCTGGATTCCGTATCGTAGTTGTCCCTGAGATGATGGGTTATGTTGGTGCTGGTGAGAATGTTGGTGCAGACCTTTCATACCTTAATGATGGTGCTAAGTACAATGTATACCCAATGTTGGTTGTAGGTTCTGGTGCATTTGCTCATATCCGTTTCCAAGTATCTGGTGGTATGTCTGACAAGTTCAACATCATCGTACGTAAGCCTGGAACATTCGCTAATGCTGATGATCCATACGAGAAGATCGGATATAGCTCTATCCAATTCTGGCAAGGAACAATGATCCTTCGTCCTGAATGGTTGGCTAAGGTGCTCACGTTAGCTAAGGGGTAAACCCTTGCTAAGCTTCTGGGCATAGGTGATTCTCTCAGGAGAGTCTAACACTAAGAGTGGTATCATCCACTCTATAATAAAAAGATAACAAGGAAATAAAATGAGTGAAGAAACCAAAGTACCAACTCCTAGAGAGTTATTAAAAGAGAAAGCTGACTTGCTTGGAGTTGAGTATAAGAGTAATGTAACAGATGCAAAGCTGTTAGAGTTAATCGAAGCTAAGATGAAGCCTGTAAAAGCTGAAGTGGTAGTGGAGAAATCAGAGGAAGAGAAAATACAGGAGACTATTGCTGAGAGTCGTACTAAGCTGATGAAGCTACGTAGAGTGATCCTAACATGTAATGATCCACAGATGAAAGAATGGGATACTACACCTATCCTGAGCGTAAGTAACTCTATCATCACACTACCTAAGATTGCAATTCCACTGAATGTAGAGTGGCATATCCCACAAGGGTACTATGATCTATTGAAGAGTCAAAGATGTGGTATTGATGTAAAAGGTAAAGATGGTAAAGGTCGTACAATCACAGTACGTAAAGAGATTGCTAAGTACAATATCCAAGATCTACCTGATCTAACTATTGAAGAACTAGCTGAATTAAAGCAGATGCAGATTGCACGAGATGGTGTAGCAAAAGCTGAATAGTATGATGATGGTCTCTTAGGAGGCTATCTATGATATTATCAAGGAGAACATATGGCAGCAGTAACACAGTTTACAATCACTAAAGGTAATGAACTAGAGTTCTATATCATCATAAAAGAGAATGGTACAGTATCTCCTCTAGTACTAGATCCTGCTGATACATTCTCATATAGCCTAGTCAATAAGAAGCATGGTACTAAGGTAGTAGAAGATGTTCCTATGACTATAGTTGACGGACCAAATGGTAAGATCAAAGGAGTTATAACCGCTGAAGTAAGTGCTACTCTACCGCATAAGGTAGGTAGTGCTGAAGATGGGTATATCCCAAGAGCAAGTCTACGTCTAATAGTGAATGGAGATACTGCTGCTCAAGGTATGTTCGTAGCATCTATCGAAGATGTATATGTTATAGTAGGATAAGTCATGGATATTGAAGTAGAATCTCCAATAACAGTAGAAGCTGAAGTACAGACATATACACTAGTATCTGATGATATCTATGTAAAAAGATATGATACATCCAACATACCAGTATGGTACTCTAGTATGATAGAAAATCTCATAGCTAACTCTGGAGCTATAGCAAATATGGATGATGTCATACAATATCTAAGTAGTCTGGAGGCTGGATACAATACTAAATTTGCTAACCTAGAGACTGCAGATTCTTCAACAAATGCACTGCTATCAAGTCTGGTATCTACTACTGGGGAGCATACAGCAGCAATAGCAAGTCTAGATACTACAAAGATAGATGCTACTAGTGCACTAGCAATAGCACAAGATACAGTATCTTCATACTTTGCAGATGGAAGTGCAGGAGCATTCTTCGATAATAAGATATCAACATATGCAAGTGATGTTGAAGCTAATGCTAGTAATACCTCAGTGCTAGGAGCTACTCTCAGTGATGTATCTGCTAGAGTAACAACAGCAGAAGATGTGATAATATCTCAAGGACTAGATATTCAAACACTACTAGCATCTACAGATGGAAGTGTAGATACATACTACCAACCTGAAGCACCAGCTATAGCATACTATGGTGACTGGTGGATAGACATAGATTCTAATCCTATCAGAGCGTACAGATATGAAGATAGTAATGGACTGAATACTGGTACACTACTATGGACTGATAGATCTACTGATGTTGTAGCAATGACATATATCAATGTATGGAAAGACAATACAAGAATAGATAATATCATAGATGGTACTACAGTAATAAGTATTGACAATGCCAAGATAGGGGATGTAAACATAGCTGCGTACGTAGCTTCTGAAATAGATAAAGAAGTTGTAGTATATAGTGGAAGCATTCCTCCTCGTATAAGTACTGAGCCTGGTGGTCTATACCCTGCAACTGCTAAAGCAAATGATATCTATATAGAGAAAACTACTTCTACTGGTACAAGCGGTGTAGTAGTAGATGTAGTAAATACATATACGTACAATGGATCAACATGGGTAGTAACAGGTACAAATAATAATTTGACTGCACTAGCTGATATGGCTGATGGTAAGAGAACAATATACAGAGGAACAACTGCTCCAACAAGCCCTGATGTAAATGATATCTGGATACCAGAAACAGGTGTAGTAGGATACCTAGCAGGAGGACTCTACCAATGGACAGGTACTGTATGGTTGGAAACTACAAGGTACACTGATGATACAGCAGTAACTGATTTTATCACTGATACATTCCTACCATTCAAAGACTTAGTAGATGCACAACTAGACAATCAGATAATATCATGGTTCAAAGAAGTACCTCCAACACTAGCTAATGAGCCTGCTTCACTATGGACTACTACAGTACTAAAAGATGAGCATCTAGCAGATCTATACTATGATACTGTAAGTGGTATAGCGTATAGATTCAACAAGAGTGCTGCTGGTGTATACAGCTGGGGAGTGATCAGTGACTCAGGTATAGGAGCTGCACTTCTAGCTGCATCAAACGCACAGGATACTGCAGATGGTAAACGTAGAGTATTCATAGCGCAACCTACTACACCATATGATATAGGAGACCTGTATGTGCCACTTACGAATAATGGTGTATATCTGATCAATGATATATGGGTGTGTAATGTATCCAAAGCTGAAGGTACAGCATTCTCGCCTGCAGACTGGCAACTAGCTTCAGCATACAATACGCTCTCACAAGGTGTGACAGCACTGACAAGTACAGTAGGAAGTCTACAGACTCTAGTAGACAAAAAGGTAGAGACATTCCATCAGAGTACTGTACCACATCCAGCAACAACACTACTTGTAACAGATCCACTGCTACCAACATATGAAACATACGTAAAAGACATATGGTATGACACCGCAAATACGCACAAGACATATATCTATCTCAACGAGGACAACTCTCTACAAGTAGATGATAATGGGCTTATAACTACTGCTGGTCCAGTAGTCATTAATTTATTGACTATCAGCGAGCTAGTAAACGATGATGAGGATCTGGAAGGATCATTAGGACTCAATGGTGCTTACGATGACAGCATAAGATACTTCTGGGAAGAGATAGCAGTCCCTGATGAGGTATTCGACAAGATTGATGGCAAGAAAACAATCTATGTAACACAGCCTACATCATACGCAGAAAACGACATCTGGATACCAAGTATTGATGTAACTATCACTGGTACAGTATTTTTGAAAGACTCTGTGTATATATCTACTACTGATAGTGCAGTATTCGATAAGACTCATTGGAGAATAGCTACAAAGTATACTGATGATACAAGAGTAGATAATATCCTACAAGGAATAGAGCAAGTAGATCTATCACTTCATGTTAATAGCGCTGGGTGGCAAACATCTGATATGGTATCAAATTCAATCTCATCTGCGTTGACTACACCATTAGCTGCTCTAGCGGATCTTGAAGAGGCTAGAGATGGTATCGTAGATACATTCTACCAGATAACTGCGCCAGCAAGTGGCATGAGCTATGGTGATTACTGGGTTAACATAGATAGTGGAGCAACTCCTACAGTATATCGGTATGAAAATGTCAATGGAAGCAGCATTGCTCCTCTAGGTTGGCAGGTGAATACAGGCGAAGCCGCTAGGGCGCTTGCAGCAGTATATAAAGCACAAGGCGCTGCTGGTGCTGCTCAGATAACTGCGAACACCGCTAGTTCAAATGCTACGCTTGCACTTAATCAACTTACGAATATTGCATCAGACAATATTCTATCTCCAGTAGAAAAATCTGTAGTGATAACTAATAAATATGTGATAGATACAGAGCAAGCTGGGATTGATACCCAAGCAACGGCATATGCGATTACTACCGAGAAGACAGCATATGACAATGCAGTTTCCGCATTAACAACATATTTGGCGACGTTAACTACTCCAGTTTTATGGAACGTCTCTACCGGGGAAACGACTATAGTCGGGACAACATTTAGAAGCAAGTTTCAAGATGTATACACTACAAGACAAACGCTCCTTAATGCTATTTCTGCAAAGGCAAAGCTTCTTGCAGACAATGCACGATCTATAGCAGATAGTAAGCCTAATACATATGCTCAAACTACAGCTCCAAGCTCTCTAGGTAGGATACTTGGCGATATCTGGATAGACACCGATGACAAGAACCAGATGTACAGATGGTCTGGAGCTGCATGGGTGTCAGTAAGGGATGCTGCTATAGCTGATGTAAGTACTGCTGCTAGTACCGCTATAAGCAATGCTGCTTCTGCCCTATCAGCTGCTCAAGCTGCACAAGCGACAGCTGATGGAGCAATAAGAACATGGTATCAAGCTACTGCGCCAACTGGGCTAAATTCTACAACAGACCTTGGCGATATGTGGTTTGACACAGACGATGGGCAAGCATATAGATGGAGCGGGACATCATGGATAGTAATTGAAGATAATTCTATCGCAGTGGCTCTAAGTGCTGCACAAAATGCACAGACGACTGCCGATGGGAAGATAACTGCGTTCTATCAAACTGGAGCACCAGCCACTGGGATGGAAACTGGCGATATCTGGTATGATACAGATGATAATAATAAAGTGTACTACTATACTGGAACAGCGTGGTCTACATTAAGAGATGGGACAATCGCTATCGCACAGTCTGCTGCTACAGCTGCACAGAGCACGGCTAACACTGCAAGCTTAGATGCTACATTAGCACTAGGCAAATTGACAGATATAGCTTCAGATAGCATATTGAGTCCAGGAGAAAAGCCTAGCGTCCTATCTGCTAGAGATGTAATCGTAGCTGAACAAGCAGGTATAGATGCTCAGGCAACTGCATATAGCATAGTTGCTGAGAAGACTTTATATGACAATGCTGTAAGTGCATTAACAACCTATCTTGCAACATTGACCTTTCCTTCTCTCTGGAGTGATATTGCTGGTAATACAATAATCATAGGCACAACATTTAGAACTAAATTCAATGATGTTTATGCTACAAGACAAGCATTGCTAAATAAAATCAGCGCTAGAGCCAAAGAGATAGCAGATGCTGCTGCGCTAACAGCTACATGGACAAGCGTAGCGATGCGACCTACTAGCTTATCTGCTTTGAACGCTGTAGATGGAGCTGCACTGGCTGATGCTACTGATGCGATTGCAGACATGGCTAATGACAATATATTAAGCCCTGTAGAAAAATCAAGCATCAGAAGAGAGTGGCATACAATAGTAAATGAAAAAGCCATTATAGAAGCAAACGCAAATGTGTTTAGTATTACAACCGAGCTGTCTGCGTATAATACGTCTATAGTAAATCTTGGGACATATCTTAATGCTGGTACAGCCTGGACATTTAGTACAACAGTCGTTCCAAGCTGGATAGCAGATGCAAATCTCACTTTAAATACAACAATAGTTGGAAATACATTTAGAACCAGCTTCACTGCATATTATACTGCTAGAGAAACTTTAATGGCTAAGATAAATACTGCCCAAAAGACTTTAGCAGACTCTGCTGCTTTAACTGCCAATAGCAAGGTCAAAACATTCTATGCATCTGCTGTACCTACGTCTGTTGCAGTTGGTGATCTATGGATCAAGACAGATGCTAATAACGCTATGTACAGAGCAGAGTCTATAGGGGCTAATGAGATAATAGCTGGAGAGTGGGTGCTGGCTAGGGACACTACATCTGATGAAGCTCTAGACCTGTTTTTAACAACAACATATGCTAACGACATCAGCGATATCTTCGATGCTGTTGATCTAAAAGCAGTAAGCTACTTTCAAGCTACAGAACCATTTTCGGCTGCTTCTGGAACACTTACTCAAGATGGAGACATCTGGTGGAACTCAACTACTAAGGCTCTTAAGGTCTATAAATTTAGTACAAAGACATGGGAGGCTGTAACAGATCCTAAAGCCATTGATGCGTACGAATTAGCAAGTACTGCAAAAACTACAGCCGATGGAAAAATCACAAGCTTTAGCGGAACTGCACTCCCAGTGGCTCCATACGATGTAGGTGATGTCTGGATGGCTGGACCTACTGGTGACATAAGAGTGTGCGATACAGCTAGAACCACTCCTGGTACTGAGCTGTCTACTGACTGGGAACTAGCAGGAAAATACACTGATGATACTAAAGCTAATGAAGCATATGGGTTAGCTGATGGTAAAATCAAGACATGGTTTCAAGATGATGAGCCTACAGCACTAGCAGTAGGGTATGAGAGAGGTGCTGGAGACTTTTGGGTAGATACTAATAATGGTAATCTAACTAAAGTGTGGAAGTGGGTAGGACTGCCATACCCATCAGGAACTGGTAGCTGGGTAGACACTACAAGCACTGTAGCAAATCAAGCTCTAGAGTGGAGTGCTACTGCAAGTAAGCTGATAACAGGACCAGATGGCAGTATCACTGGATGGGAATTCTCAGATGGTAGCAATCAAGTAAGCGACTTCAAGATCAAAGCTACTAACTTTAGTATAAGTGATGGTACTACTGGATATAAGCCATTTAGCATAGTAGGCAGCGATGTAACATTTAACGGTAAGGTATCATTCAATAGTGTAACAGATGCTCCAGCACTGGTAGCAGAAAATACAAACATCAATGTGACAACAAACTTGATTCCGAATGCTGGATGGAGTGTCGGTGGATACGGAGACTATCAGTTTTTTGGTACACCAACATACTACAGAATGCTTGGAGCTGGTACAGTCTCTGAAGACACACTATTGCTGAACTTAGGTGATGAAGTATACACTCCATACATAGAAGACATGACACTATCATACAAGCTATCATATAGCTTTAAGGGTGCAAAGATAGGATCATTTATTACTGTAGTAGGCACAACTCCTACGAGTGTAGATATCGTCCCTGCTGGCGTAACAGTAGACCCAGCTAAGTGGTACAACGTACAAATAGCTGTGTTGCCTACAGGAACCACAGGTAGTAGTCTGTTCGGGTTCATACAAGAGTCTGCTACGTTGAATATCGTAAGCACTATTGATGATATGGTTCTAGGAGCTACTGTAGAAAAATTCCTGATTGGATTCGTTGCAACTGCTGATACATATATTAGTCGGGTAGGCATAGAAACTATCACAAGCAGTACCCTATCATCAGTACCGATTACTGCCAGTAACCTAAATGCTGCTCTAGCTAGCAACACTACAGTAATAGACGGTGGGCACATAGCTACTGGTACTATTTCAGCCGACCAAATAGCAGCCAATGCGATTACAGCTGGCAAAATATCAGCTGGAGCTATTAATGGATACACAATAGAAGGGACAACAATTAAAGGCGCATACATAGAAGGTGCTGTAATAAAGGCATCCTATCTTGATCTTGATGGGCAGATACAGGTTCTTACTAATTTTCATATTACAATTGCTACGTATACCTCAAATCCTTCGCTTTATCCAGATGCAATACTCTTAAGTAGTGAATATAGGCTGCCATCATTTTCTTCTGTTTCTGATTTTGGTGGAGCTTCATTTACTAGAGTTCGATATGCTGGTGGCACGTCTACTGCCTATGGATTTAGAGTTAATGATATTGCTTATGGAAAACTTGGTACATATGATTCTCATTCTGTTGCTGGCACTAATAGATGTGTTAAAATTAGACCATCATTTACAATTATAGGCTTTACAATTTTATCTGGGTATGCAACTGCTAGTGCTGGGAACGCTACTACTGATTTTAGTATTAGGTTTGGCCTTATTACATTATTGACGTTTAGGCTTGTAAGCATTGACTCTGGGGCTAGTACTCTTTCTACATTAAGTAATCCTTCTGGATTATCTGTTTCATATTCAGTAGTGTCTGACCAGTGGGGTGATCCATATAGCATTACAGTTGATTCGGCTACCAATTGGACTCCTCTTGTTGATCTTAATGGAAACAGCGACTTAGGGTTTAATATTATATGCATAGCCCATAGTGGAACAAGCTATGATTATACATCTGGGACAATGCAAATACCTGCCAATAAAATATCTGTTAACAATATGTTGTAATCGCACCAATAAATAAAAGGAACAATTAAATGGCATTAAATCTAGCAACATTATTACCAGCCAAGATTGGTACATCTGAGATAGCAACTAAGTATGATGTGTCATCATCTATAGCTGCATATAATCCTGCAACTGCTATCAATACCAATACGACTACTATAGATGGTGGTAAGATTACTACTGGTAGTATTACAGCAGGACAAATAGCTGCAAATACTATAACAACTAGCAAACTAACTACAAATATAGGGCTAGTTAATGGGTATGTATATAGTAGTAACTTTAATGGTAATGTTAGTGGTAACATAGGCACGCCTACTCAAGGTTTTAGGCTATCATCTAGTGCAGCTGGCACAAGTTCTGATCCAACTATATATGGCGCTTATATTAAGGGGTCTATTGTTGAAGCAAGCAAGATAACAACATCAACCAATATAATTAATCCTATGTACCCAGATAATAGCGGAAACGCTATAGCTGCTAATTCTATGGATTACACAGCATCGTATATAAATTCCCTTGCTCAAGGATTTGGGTACGGAGGTACAATGACATTTCTTGGGTATTCGTATGGAAGTGGATTTTATTCTAATAGAATATTAAGTAATACGCCTACTTTTATAATATCTATAAATGCGCTTTCTGGGAATATAGTTACTACTATTGAGGTTTCTGTTGACAACACTATATGGCAAACTATAAAAACAGTTAGCGGCACAAGCCTTGTTGCTACATACATTGCTCCTAGTGGAGCAAATAATTTATATTTTAGATATGGAGCACACAGTAGCTCTTCTTCTGTGTTCCCTTACTATGGCAGTTGCGTTATACAGTTATGCAATATATAAACTCCAAATCCTCTACACTCTCATATATTAAAACTCATCCACTTTGGATGATCTTATCTATGCTATAATTTCAACAATA